TTGAGCATGACAACACGCGCAGAATTGGTCGCAGCGTGGCCATGTCTGTAAACGACAAAGAAATGACAGCCACATTTAAGATTGCAAACACAACAGCCGGAACAGATGCATTGACAGAGGCCATGGAAGGCCTACGCGATGGATTCTCAATTGAGTTGGCTGTGGACAATTACGAAATGCAAAAAGATGGCACCATGAAGGTGCTCAATGGACAGCTCACAGCTGTTGCATTGGTTACTGAACCAGCCGTGCGATCTGCACGGGTTTCTGAGGTAGCCGCATCAGAGGATTCTGAAACTGAAATAGTTGCAGATAACACAAACCAAAATGAAGGAGACAAAGTGGAAAACACTACCGAACAAGCCGCTCCTGCCGTTGAACCGGTAGCAGCTCCAGAAGTCGCACCTGTACAGGCATCGCGCCCAGCTTATTACACAGCACCACGCTCACCAATTGTGGACAAGGTTTCTTATCTTGAGCACTATCTACGCGCGAGCGTTTTACATGATGAGGATTCACGCCAGTATGTAAAGGCAGCTGATAACACAACATCAACCGCACCCGGCATGATCCCAACACCACAAAGCACACAGGTAATCAATGCACTTGCAAATGCTGATCGTGGCACAATTGATGGCATCAGCCGTGAAACTCTTGTTGCTGAAGGCATGACATTTGAGTTGCCTCGCGTAACAGCTGTACCAACAGTTTTGCCAATCAATGAAAATGGCGCAATCACAGAATCATCACTTTCAGCAACATTTTTGTCAGTTAGCGTTCAGCCGTTCAAAGGCCGCGCAATTTCAACAGTCGAATTGATCGACCGCAGCCGTCCAGAATACTTGACAGCACTTTTGCAGAATCTTGAATTTGCTTATGCAAAAGAAACTGATGAGTACGCATTGGCAGCAATGCAAGCGGCAGTTACTACAACAACAGCACAGGCAGCAAATTCAGCAACCGGATTCCTTGGATACACATCTCAGGCGGCCGCAGCTGTTTATGGCTCATCACTTGGTTTTGCTCGCTCATTGATCGTTTCACCTACACAATGGGGAAACATCATGGGATACAACGACAATGGAGCACCGCTATACAATGCGGCGCAACCTAGCAATGCGGCAGGAAATGTTCGCGGTGACAGCCTTCGCGGTGTAGTTTCACCGGGCCTCAACCTGTATGTTTCACGCTCGTTTGGTAACGCTGGTACAACAACAGCTGATGGCGATTCTTCAATGGTCGTTGTAAATCCAGATTCATACACATGGTATGAGTCACCACGCTTTACGCTGCGCAGCAACATCAACAGCGATGGAACAATTGACATCCTTTACTATGGCTATGGCGCACTCGCTGCCAAGGTGCCAAATGGTGCACAATTCAACAACCTCGCTTAATTAACAATCAATCATCGATGGCGGTCGCTCCCGAACGCTGTTGATACGAAAGGAACAGAGATGCCAGCAATAGTCACAGCCTCACAGCTCAGATCAATTCTTGGTGTCTCTGTTTCTTTGTATTCTGATGCACAGCTTGATTCATTTATTGATTCCGCTGAGCAAACAGTTTTGCCTTTACTTACGCAATACCAATCATCGGTGACTTTTGCCAATGTGAGTGATTCCGTCATTTATTTCACCACAATGCGGCCAAATTATTTTGTGCCGGGTCAATCTGTAATTGTTACCGGGGCCGGAGCTTATAGCGCGACTTATACAGTCACCGATGATCGGATTGAGCCATACACCTTCACAGCTGCAACAGCGGCGGCTGATCGAACATACCCGTTGCCGTTTATTCCTTCCGCATCGGCTACCTTATCCGGTGGATCAGCCGCATCGCTTTATGCAAACACACCACCAATTGAAAATGCAATCTTGGTTGTAGCGGTTGAAATTTTCCAGAGCATTACAGCTCCCGGCAATCAGATCATGTCAGACAATTTCCAGCCGAGCCCGTTCGTACTCGGGCGCAGCTTGAGCAACAGAGTAATTGGGCTTTTGGGGCCATTTTTGGATGTTGAAACGATGGCACAATGAGCATTGAATCAGCAATCCGCACACCGCTGCAAACAGCACTTTCAACTATTGCGGCCAATGTGTACAACGGCATCCCAGAAACTATGACCAGCCCATCCATTTGTTTGGTGCCGGGATCGCCTTATCTTGAAAGCGTTTTGATCAATGGATCAACAACAAAAGTCAGAATCAATCTTAATGTGACCGGTGTTGTGGCTTATGCCAACAATGCGGCAGCTTTGGACAATCTCGAAAAATTGATGATCAACATCATCAGCACAATGCCAAATGGTTATGTCGTTGGCGATGTGAGCTCACCTCAACCTTTGGAAGTCGGAGCCGGAAAGTACCTTACGGCCGATTTACAAATTAGCACCTATTACACCAACTAAGGAGAAATCATGCCAACAACAATCATCACCGGCAGAGACATCACTTTCACCATTGCTGGTGATAACTACGATGCACAAGCCACATCAGCCACATTGACTGTTGATTCAACAATCAACACTTACCAGACACTCGATGGAAAAGCGTATTTTACAACCGATACACAAGGCACATTTGCTGTCGAAATGCTAGCCGATTGGGGCGCAGCAAATTCACTTTGTGAGGAGCTTTGGACAGCTGCAACAAGCGCACCAAATACTGGCCTTTCGGTAATTTTCGGAGCAGACTCAGGCGCATCATTTGCATTTGATGTACAGCCAATTTTGCCATCAGCTGGAGGCACAGCTCCAGATGCACAGACTGTTTCACTTGCTTTCACTTGTGTAACAACACCTGTTTTGACAATTAGCTAACAAAGGAGATCGGGAGCATGAAGTTACCAATCACAATTGAATTCACGACTGGTGAGAGAGCAACCTACACAGCTCTCCCACCGGAGTGGATGAAATGGGAACAGAAAACCGGAAACACAATTCAACAGGTATCTGAGAAATTGGGCATCGCTGATTTGATGTTTTTGGCTTATCACGCAATGAAACGCGAATCAGCTGGAAAGCCTGTGAAGCCTTTTGAGGTGTGGTGTGAAACTGTCACCGACATTGACATGGGAGAAACCGCAAACCCAAAAGTTACCAATCCGGATCAATAAACCGGACAATTTGGGAATTGGCGATTGCAACCGGATTGTCACGATCGGAGTTTCAAACAGCTGAGGATGTTTTAACCGCGATTGAGATTTTGAGGACAAAAAATGGCAACTGAACCAATCACCTATGACAAGGCGGAATTGCGCGGAATTTTAAGCGCGTTCAAAGGCATGGATGTTGAAGCTGTTGCTCAAGCCAAAAGTGTTTCAAATGATTTGGCCACTTATGTGCAAGGCAAGATTATTGGTGCAGCTGGAAGCCGGCCGAATCAAGCTGCCTCACGAATTGCACTAGGTTCACGGGTAAGCAAATCATCAAAGATCGGTGAACTGTCATTTGGTTTTGTTGCTCAAAAGTTTAGCGGTGGCGGAAATACTCAACAGCTTTGGGGTGGGTATGAATTTGGCTCAAATAAATTCAAGCAATTCCCGGTGTGGTCTGGCCGAGAAGGCCGTGGATCGCGAGGATACTTTATTTACCCAACATTGAGAGATGAGCAGCCTTACATCATTTCCCAATGGGAGGATGCATTTACAAAGATTTTGAAGGAGTGGTGAAATGGCATTAGGCGGATCGCGCACACTCAAGCTCTCCATTTTAGCTGATATTGACAATCTCAAAAAGAATCTTGATACCGGCTCAACCGAGGTCGAAGGATTTGGGTCAAAATTAGGCGATTTTAGCAAAAAAGCTGGAATTGCTTTTGCCGCTGCCGGAGCCGCTGCCGCTGTCTATGCTGGCAAATTGCTGGTTGATGGCGTTCAATCAGCCATTGCCGATGAAGCTGCACAAGCCAAATTGGCCGCCACGCTCCAAAATGTAACTGGTGCAACCGACAAACAAATTTCGGCAACAGAGAATTTCATTTTGCAAACCTCTTTGGCCACCGGTGTAACCGATGATGAATTGAGGCCATCGCTAGAAAGATTGACCCGGGCCACCGGTGATTTGCAAACAGCTCAAGATTTACAAACATTGGCTTTGGACATTGCAGCCGGATCAGGAAAATCACTCGAAGCTGTCTCCAATGCTTTGGGCAAAGCCTATGAAGGCAACACAGGAGCTCTAGCAAAATTGGGCGTGGGTCTTAGCACAGCTGAGCTTAATTCAATGTCATTGGATGAAGTCACCAAAAATCTTTCCGAAACATTTGGCGGACAAGCATCAACACAAGCTGAGACATTTCAAGGCAAAATGGATCGCCTCAAGGTTGCATTTGATGAAGGCAAAGAGACTGTCGGCTCATTTGTACTTGATGCAATCACACCGATGGTCACTTTATTTGTTGAAAAAGTTGTGCCTGTAATTGCTGATCTTTCAACCACTATTGGCGAAAAGCTCGGCCCGACTTTTAGCAATTTGGCAACAATTTTCAAAGATGATGTGCTCCCAATCATTTCCTCATGGTGGAAGTTTTTGAGTGAAACCATCATCCCGGGAATTGTCAAAACAGTTGGGCCAGTCATTGAAGGATTGTTTGAGGCATTTGATTCCATTGCAACAGCAATTGCAGACAATGAGGAAAAGTTAAAGCCACTTTTCAAATTGTTTAAGTCGGTTGCAGAATTTGTTGCCGAAACACTTGCACCAGCTTTGGGCGAAGTTCTTGGAGCCGCAATTAAAGTGATTGCAAAACTAGTGAGTGGGCTGGTCGGTGGATTTTCCGATTTGGTTGGATTCATCAACGATGTTGTCAATGGCATTAAATCAATCATCAATTTGGTGAAAAACAATCCAATTGTCAAAGGTATTGGAGGCGTAATCGATAAGGTCTTTGGCGGCGGCAAGGCTGCCGGCGGGCCGGTTCGATCAGGCACCTCATACCTTGTGGGAGAGCGTGGGCCCGAATTATTCACACCAAATTCAAGCGGCATGATCACACCAAATAACCGATTGGGATCAGGCGGCACCACGATCAACATCAATGTCTCAGGAGCTTTTGATCCCGAAGGCACAGCGCGCAGCATCGTCAATGTTCTCAATAATAGTTTCTATCGGGGCACAGGTGGAGCAAACACCTTGCAATTCTCAGCATGAGCATTTTCAATCCCGTTTGGCGCGTAACAATTGGCGGTGTGCAATACCAAACCGCTATTTTGGCAAATCTAACAATCACCAGCGGTCGGACAAACATTTATGAACAGGCACAGGCCGGATACATAAATCTTGAGTTGATCAACCTTGATCAATCAAATGTGGCAATTTCAATCAATGATGCAATGACAATTGAATTGCAAGATTCAACAGCTACATTTGTGCCAATCTTTGGCGGCTCGGTTGTTGAGGTAGGCATTGCCGTTGCTGAGGTTGGAAACATCGATTACGCACAGCGCATAAACATCATTGGATTGGGTGCATTGGCTAGATTGCCAAAAGCATTGACCGATGGTGTTTTACAAGATGATTTTGATGGTGATCAAATTTACACAATTTTGAGTGAGGTTTTGTTTAGCTCATGGGAGGAAGTACCAGGAGCATTAACATGGGCAACCTATGATGCAACAACCCAATGGCAAGATGCTGAAAATACTGGTTTGGGCACAATTGATCGGCCCGGCAATTATGAGCTTGAAAATCGCTCCTCTGATGTGACTGATGTTTATTCATTGGTTTCAGCTTTAGCAACATCGGGATTGGGTTACATTTTCGAGGATGCACAAGGCCGGATTAGCTATGCAGACAGCACGCACCGCACCAATTATTTGGCGGCCAATGGCTATGTTGAACTAACAGCAAACCACGCTTTGGCATCGGGTTTGAGCATCCAATCTCGCACGGGTGATGTACGAAATACCATTACGCTCAAGTATGGGCAAAATTCAAACAATGAGGTTTTTGCAACTAGCCTTGAATCTGTTGGCCTCTATGGACAATTGGCACAGATTTTCACCACCACAATCAAACACGCGGCCGATGCTCAAGATCAAGCTGATTTTTATTTAGAGCTAAGAGCTTTCCCACGATTTAATTTCAATAACATCACATTTGAGCTTACAAATCCAGAGCTTGATGATGCGGATCGGGATGACTTAATCAAGGTTTTTATGGGTATGCCTGTGGAAATTGCCGATCTGCCATTGAACATGAATTCAGGCGATTATTTGGGTTTTGTTGAAGGCTGGACATTTTCGGCCCGATACAATCAGATCAGCATTTCATTGCTTTTGTCACCAATCAGCTATTCATTGCAAGCCATGCGTTGGAACGATGTGCCGGTGACAGAGCAATGGAACACAATCAATCCAACATTGGATTGGATCAATGCCACAATCGTGGCGTAAGGAGAAAAATGAGCAATCCCACAAGCAATTTCAACTGGCAAATGCCAACGAATACAGATTTAGTCTCACAGCTCCCGGCCGATTTTGAGGTATTTGGTCAAGCTGTTGATACATCATTGGCCGACCTTAAAGGTGGCACAACAGGTCAGGTGCTTGCAAAAGCATCGAATACAGACATGGATTTTACATGGACAACTGATGCAACAGGCATATCAGCGACAATTTTTGATGCAAAAGGTGATTTGATTGCTGCCAGCGCAGCTGATACAGCTGCAAGGTTAGCGGTAGGTACTAACAATCAAGTTTTGACAGCAGATTCATCAACCGCAACGGGTTTGAAATGGGCAACACCCGCTGCCGGTGGAAAGATTTTGCAAGTTGTTTCAGCAAGTACCAGCACGCAAACCATTATCTCATCAACGACTTTGACTGATACAACAATCACAGCGACAATCACTCCAACTGCATCAACAAGTAAGATTTTGGTTTTGATTACTGCAACTTCTCAAAATAGAAAAACTGCTAGTGCTCTAGGCAATAACGCTCGTTTATTGAGAGATGCTACAACCATCTATGATTTTCCAAATGAAGGCTGGGCTAATTATTATTATGCTTCTTTGGCATCAGGTGATATCTGGATCGGTGGGGTTAAGACTATTACTTACTTAGATTCTCCAGCCACAACATCGGCAACAACTTACAAATTGCAGGCAGCGGTTCCAAACACATCAGGTTCAGCTTCTATTAGATTTCAGCCAACATCACAAGGACCATCACAAATTATTCTTTTGGAAGTAGGAGCATAATGAAAAGCGAACATATTGTAGATGCGATTAGATTATTGAAGCCATCGGCAGAGTTTTCTTTTGTTAATGATGATTATTCAACGATTCAATGGGATGTGCTAGATGGAGATGCACCTACTGAAACAGAGTTGAAAGCTGCTATTGCGATTGTTGAAAAGCAAAAGGCAACTGAGCAAAATGCCAAAGATGCAGCTCGTCAAGCTGTACTAGATAAGCTTGGTCTTTCTGCCGATGAAGTTGCTGCCTTACTGGGATGACATTTCCACAAGGCACATTGCCGCGCTTGATTCAGGTTGCTTTGGCTGAGGTTGGCACAGCTGAAACAGGCAACAATGAGACGAAATACGGCAAATTTATGAAGGCCGACAAGCTGCCATGGTGTGGCTCGTTTCTTAATTGGTGCGCTGATCAAGCTGGTGTGAAAGTGCCAAATGTTGTCAGCACACGAGCTGGAGCCGAGGCATTTCAAAAGCGCAAGCAATGGCACACCACACCAAAAATTGGTGATTTTGTTTTCTTTGATTTCATCATTGATGACAAAATTACAATCAATCACATTGGTTTGGTAATTAGATGTTCAGACAAACAAATCGTGACCATCGAAGGCAACACATCGGGCGGTGGCGATCAGCGCAATGGTGGAGAAGTTATGGTGAAATCAAGAGCTTTGGGAGCACGCTCATTTGTGGTCGGTTATGGCCGACCTACTTATGAGCCATTTTCTGGTGATTTACCAGATCGACCAAAAGGAGAAAAATAATGGAGCAAGCAAAAGCAATTGCAGCATCATGGGCGCGGTCATACATCGCGGCAGCTTTGGCCGTTTACATGGCTGGTGGATCATTTCAGCAAATGGCAATGGGTGGCGTGGCAGCTGTTGTGCCTGTCATTTTGCGTTGGCTGAATCCAGCTGATCAAGCTTTCGGATCAACGGGGAAATGATCCCGAAACTACGCGCGGCAAGCTTAGCTTTGATCCTTTCGCTAAGCCTTGCCGGGTGTGGTTATGACGGATGGGTGCGATACCCATGTCAATTGCACGAAAATTGGGAAAATCCAGAGTGCATGAAACCGCAATGCAAGGTGACCGGCACCTGTACGGAGGATTTGATAGGCGATGGCCTCGAAAAGTAAAGATCGATTAAGTCAAGAGGAAATCAAAGCTCGGCTTATGTTTCTCATTGGCGCGGTTTTGTCATTTGTGTTTTTGATTGTCACTTTGGGCATCACTTATGCATTGATTTTTGTGACACAGCCAATTGGAGCACAAGCTCCCAATGATGCAGCTTTTATCGATTTGCTCAAAACATTGGCAATCTTTCTCACCGGGTCTTTGGGTGGGGTTTTAGCATCAAATGGTTTGAAAGACAAGCAAAAATCTGAATACGAAAAAGCCATTGAAAGGCGTTTTCCCGGTAACGACACGCCATGATTTGAGCGTGATTGTTGAATTTGTCGGCTGATCCTGTCACTCTCTATTTCGGGAGCTGATACGCGGCTCCCAGAAACGGGAGCAACAAAGTGAACGAATTATCAATTGTGATCTTTATGGTCATTGCTGGAGCCTTTTGGGCTGTTATGTGTTACGCGGTCGGATTCAAGGAAGGCCAGCGACAAGGCTATACACGAGGCCGGGCGGTATCTCGCCACATTTCACAGCTTGATGAGGTGAACAACTAATGGCCGGTTTTCTAGAAAATTACGAAGGCAACAAAGATCGCACAGATCGCTGGATTGCCACATTTCCAAATGGCCGACTTGAGGCACACATCATTGAATTCAATGCTGAAAAAGGCTATGTGCTGGTACAAGCTAAGGCATGGCGCAATCAAGAGGAAACAGAGCCAGCCGGCATTGATTACGCTTTTGGCTATCGTGAGGCGTATAACCCGAACATGAAACGCTGGTTTTGCGAGGATACGACCACCTCAGCTTTGATGCGCGTGATGGCCTTGGTCATGGGTGGCACAGAGAAAGTCACAAAAGAGCAAATGGAGCACATTAAAATCAATGATGCGACAAAGCCTCAAGATTATGACTATTGGACAACCAAATTTGGTGATGTGCCCAGCTACAAAACAGCTGGAGAAGCTGAGCAATCTGGCATCCCATCACTTGGATCATCGATGGATGAGATTGCAAAGCAATTGGGTGGAGAGCTGATACAAGAGGCACCTCAATGCTCACATGGTCACATGATCTGGAAGCAATCACATGATGGTGCTTTAAAGTCATGGGGCGGCTATTTCTGCACCGAGCGCACAAAGGCAACCCAATGCACACCACGCTGGTATGTCTTACGCTCAACAGGCAAATGGGAGCCACAGGTATGAGCGACTTTGTAGAAATCCTTTATCCGCAATCCATGACAGCCAAATTGATGTGCAATGGCGAGATAGTTGAGGAGTACAAAATCGATCAATGTGATAAGTGCTCACAGCTTAAAAAATTTGACAAATTTGGCTATCAAAAAGGCTATGACCGCACAGACAACATCATTTGGTTTTGTGGTGATTGCCGATGATTACACGCATGGAGGAGATTCAATGCCTCGTTGCTGCCATTGATCATTGCAAGGATCGGGATGCTGATCACAGCTCACGAATTGTTCGCAATCTGTCATGGTTTGAGTATGTTGCACAAAACGCTGAATCAATGGTTTCTGAGTGGGTTGTGGCCAAAGCTTTGGGGTATGAGTACAAACCCGGCATTACATGGGATAAGTCTCAAGCCGATGTTGGCCAACACATTGAAGTGAAATGGTCACCCAATCCACAATCAAACCTTTGGATTCAGGAATCAGATCGCCATGATCGTGACATTGCCGTGCTGGTCACAGGCAACACACCAAAAATGCACATCGTTGGCTGGATTCCGGTAGCTGTGTGCAAAAAGCCACGCTATCGAAACGAATCACAAAACAATTGGAGCGTGCCACAAATCAACCTCCAACCAATCGAAACATTGATGAGGAGCAATTATGCACATCCTTCAATTTGATTGTTCGATCTGCAAAAAGCTTTACGGCAAGGCTAAGCAACGCCATGGCCTCAAGAAAGGTGCCGAACTCACAGAGCATGAGTGGTTCGCCCAATGCATGGGATGTGGCACATT